TCAATGTGAGAAAGTAATCTTGTATTAGTACGCTTAGAGCCTAAATCTCTCATCTCTTTTTCGTGTGCAAGCTCATCTTTATAACTTGCAACACTTTCAATCAATTTTACCATGTTAACAAACTCCTATAATTTAATTGGGTTATGTTTTCGTATCTACTATGGGTACTTTAGTCCTTTTTGTTAAGCTCATCAATTACTTTGCCGCTTAGTCGTGTAGACTGCGCAAACGGGTTAATTGTGCTTGCATCTTTTGTTTTTTTCTTTTTTCTAGGTAACAGTAACAAATATGATACTAAACCACCTAAAACTATTATAATTATATTCATGTCCATATTTACGCTCCTTTATTATTAATACTAAGCCTCTACCCTATGTAGTAAATGACTGTTTTTGTAACTATTCAAATTTACTTTGCCATTTAGACAAATCTAAATCAAATGAGAATGGTTTTATATTTTTAGTTGAGCCCCATTTATCAAAATCATTAACAAATAGTCTTATAGCATATTTCATTTTAGCAAACGAATTACTATAATACCTAGTTTTGTCTATTTCAAAATAAATAGGCTCAGTATCCATAACATTTTTTTCATGCTCCTCAAATGGTGTCCCACCTATTACAACTTTAATAGCATCACTTTTTAGATGTCTTTTTAATGATATTGCAATTGGACAATTATTACAATTTTCTGGTACGCCCATATCTATATCTTTTTGAGTAACTTCTATATTCATATTATCCTTTTGTTTGATTTAACACTAAGCCTCTACCCTTAGTGCTAAATGATTGTTTTTGTAACTTAGATATTCAACCAGCTTGATTGCCTCTCTAAGCGCTCCAAATTTAACTGCTTATGTAACTTATTGTTTTTATAGGTGCTACACCCATTCAACAGTAAGCACACAAGCAGTATTTTTAAGAGACTACTCACCGTCATAAGTGTGCTGTTTCATAACTACGCTCACAAAAATGTCGCAACCAGCATCATGCACTTCTTTTAGATTGTCTATAATGCTTAAAAGCTCAGTGCCTTTAATCATCTCTTTTGAACTTGATTGTGCAAGCTCAGTGTTTGGTATGCTTTTTTTCTTTTTGTGGTCGTATTTACTGCCTATTATCTTTATGTCGTAACCGTCAATATGTAAACTCATATTTACGCTCCTATTGTTAACTTGTTTATGTATGACTTATAAAAAGTCTCTAAGCCTACCTAAAATTGATAGGCTTAAAGTCTATTTATTGAGTAAAATTAATATACTTTCTATCCATAGTAGCCTTAAAATAATCTTTTGTGCCTTGAGAATACATATACATGTATTGACTAGGGTTTGCTAAGCCCTTGCTTTTGGCATTGTCAAACGCTTCCTGACTATTTCGTTGATACATGGAACTACCGTCTTTAAAGTTTATTAAAGTATTAAATTTAGTCATATTTTACCATCCTATTTTTGGTTTTAACACTAAGCCTCTACCCTATGTACTAAAACACTGTTTTTGTAACTATCTTTATTTTAGTTTTATTAATCTCAGGAATTTACACCCGCCGCAACTGCACAACCATGAATATTCAAAGTTGCGCAGTCTATAGATTAATCTACTTAACATTTGTATTATTATTTAATCTAATACGCTCAGCATATCTAGCGTTCCTGAAAGCGGCATCCTCAGCTTCAACTTTCTTTTTTAAAAAGTTGTAGATAATTGTATATAATTTATTCATATTTTAACATCCTTTTTGTTTACTTGTTTGTTTATGACTTATAAAAAGTCTCTAAGCCTACCCAAAGCGGATAAGCTTAAAGTCTATTTATAGGCTACGCTCTAATCTTGTGCTGTATGTCCGCAATTCGTGACATAGTCGGCGCAATAAATGACTCACCTTGAAGCGTATTTCTATCTTCTACACCGAATAAAATCTTAACCGCTAACCAATCCTGAGGCTTCAACCTTAGGCGCTTAGCTGTGATAGAACCACCGTCAATCTCATTCAGGTGTTTGGCTGTAGTAACTGACCAATTATTAACTGACACATAAGTTGTATTATGCATAATATCAGTAATTGCGACCGGTGTAGCGTATGAGTACCAAACTTTTATTTGGTTTGCTGTGTCAGTCAGTGTGCTGAAACTAACGCCTTTTATTTTATAGCCGCCAGCGTTTGCGCTTTGTCTAATGATGTCTTTTTTCATATTATCCTTTGTTTGTTTGTTTTGACTAAAAGTAGTCTTTAAGCCTACCTAAAATTGATAGGCTTAGAGTCTATTTCTAATTAAAAAATATCTCTTTATCTTCGTTTAAGCTAATAGCGTTGTTAAACTCTTCTATCCAGCTATTAAAATAATTGTGCATTGTGTCGTCTTTGTCATTATTCATATTTTTATATTGCTTTCTAAAAATAGACAGTAAGTCACTTTTTGTCGTTTTAAAGTAATACTCAGTAAAACCATTAAAAACATAAACAGACTTTGATTGATTGATTTTTGATAATATTTCTTTTTTTATGTGTGTGTTTTTCATAAAATACTTATTTCATACTATTAAACAGATTGCAACAGTTAACCTATGTTATTTATGCATAACACATATGCATTGTTTGCATAGCTTAAGACAGTATAAATAAGAAAAAAACAGTCACCAGCTAGTTTGTCGGCGTTTGCCTTTAATTGTTATGATTGTCTATATTAAGTAATTATATGTAGAGACTATTAAAGTCATCCATAATATAACTAATATAGTAATACTTGAATAATACATCAGCCTTGTTAGTTAAGTTAGTTTAATAGATATAAGTATAAGAGATATACTCTAAGTTAATACCTTAGGTACTACCTTAGGTACTACCTTAGTTAATACCTTAGGTACATACTACCCATACTAATACCTATTATAGATACACATAGTTGAACCTTTTTATATCTAATACGGGTACTTTAATAGGTTAACGCTGGGCGTGTGCTATGTGTTTGGCTATGTGTGTGCTATGTGTTTGGCTATGTGTGGCGCTGTGTGGATGCTATGCGCTAGCCCAAACTAAAAAAACAGGTGAGCACACAAGCGCACAGTCACATTCGGCTGGCTAGCGGCTCAACTCAGGTAAAATCTTGTATATACTGTTTACTTGCCTTCAAGCTGGTTAAATATAAAGCCAAACCTGCGGCCGCCTGCGTGACCCCTACGGGGAAAGCCGCCTTCCGCTACTGTGGTATACCACCTCAGATTTTTTATTAAAATATTTCGGGTTTTTGTCGTTCTTTAAGGTATGTAGCTTCAGTTTCTCTTCTAGTAGAAAAGTCATCTTTAAAATTATTTAACTCATTAATAGTCTCTGTCCAGTTACCTTCTGTAACATGACCAAAGAATGTAGGTACTCTACTAAGGGAACCATACTGATACCCTACAGATGCAATAATAGTCTGTTGTGAAGCAGTTAATTCCTTAAATTTCTTGTCTTTAGACTTAAGATTAAACTGTTTAGCTATGTCATTAGTGTAAAACATCTTAGATAACTCATTGATTTCTTTAGAATCCATGTCATCTATCTGTAAACTACCTGCCATTTCACTAGCTTCTGCACCAGTTTTACCCAAATAAGGAGTTAATTTCATAATTAAACTGTCACTAAAGCCTAGTTTAAGCAAAGATTCTGGAGTCTTATCCTTTAAATCAAAGCCAGTAGCTATAGTTACACCACTGTTTTCAGTAGGATGATACCCTTTGTGATGGTTACCACCTTCTAATTTTGAGATTAAATCCCAGTCTATTTGATATTCGCTCATGTTATATAAATCTGTCCTGTTTAGGTTTACGACCAATGGTGTTTTCCATGAATCTTTCAAGGTCTCTGTCCAATAAATCGTCTTTGTGTTGTTGGTAAGATAGAACGGTGTCTCTGTCCATACGTTCCACCCAATAATTAGCGGCAATAGCCAAAGCATCAATTTGGTCATCATGTCTTAAAGCTCCTCTATCTCTAGTTATCCTTGTCATCTGTCTAAACAACTGATGGTCAGGCTCAAGTTTAAAGTCTTCTTTAATAAGAATGTCATCAATAACTAATCTGTGACTATTCATTAAAGGTTCTAAAGTATCTATGATACGCTTTTCCTTTTGAATATTGTGTCTTACTTCTTCTATCTCACAAGGGTGAACACTAGCCATAATAGGCTTTAACAACTGTGTAGCCATACCATCACCAAAGTTACTCTCTATAACGACATAGTTAACATTTTGTTGTTTAGCAATCTGTGCAAGTCTGCCCATAGTATCATCTGAATATCCACCATCTAGTGAACCTATAGCAGTCAAATATAGCACTCCATGAAGCATTTTAAGCACCGCATACGCTGTTTTGTCCTCTCCACGACCTGAGGGGTCAATTGACATCACAGAGCCCTCAAAAGGCGTGAACTCAGGGCTGGTGTGCATGGGTGCAACATAATAGTCACCTTTTAAACCTACATTTGGTATATCAGGGTCTATAGCTTTAATTTGTTCTGGAGATGATGCCCATTGTAATTTTGCTGGGGCTTCTTTCCAAGTTGAACAACCTGATAGTACAATTAAATCGTTAAGTTTAAGTGGGTGTCTATTAGCATCAGACATAGTTGTGTCTAACATGAATTGTAAGTTAAACCCAGACTTACCATAAGAAGACATACGCTCTAGTAAGTCAACTGAATCAAATCTTTTAGGGTCTGTAGGTTTACCTTCATTATCTTCTACATCTGCAATGATAGGTGCTATCTTATGACCATAACCAGTAGTTTGTTCTTTACTGGGATAAAGGGCACACCATATTCTAGTTTTAAAACCACGCTCTTCTAAATCATTATATAATGACATTTCTGTTTGTGGTGTTCCTAAAAATATAATTCTACCAATTTCAGGTTTAATAATTGCATCAAATTCTTTTACTGTCTCACCTAGTCTGTCTCTCATTAGTTGAGTCTGTGAGTTATTAGCTGACTCTACATCATCAGCAATAATTAAGTCTGCTCTTGACCCTGTAAGTTGACCAGTAATACCCATAGATTTTACTGAGGGTGCGTGTGAAGCTGTAGCCGGAGCCACATCAAAGCTAACTTTAGACTGCCTTTGGTTATTTCTAGGCTGTAAATGTTGTAACATAGGCATCTCACCTATTAATCTTTGTGTAAATGTACTAAAGTCATCAGCTCTACTCTTAGAAGCTGACACAACAAGTATATTACGCTGTGGGTTCAATAATAATTGATGACACACAAATGCTGATGTAATCCAAGACTTTCCTACACCTCTAAAGGCTTCAATTACAAGTCTCTTATTGGGAGACTGTAGGTAATCTGCTATATCGTATTGTATAGGTGTTGGTTCTGGTAAATTTAAATGTTTCCAACACAGATATAGAAAATTCTTAAAATTTTTAACTCTATTATCCATCTACATCAAACGGTACTGTTTCCAGTATGTTCGCCGGTGGTTTTATTAAAGTTTCTGAACTATAAGCTTTACAAACATCAAGACAAACTTTTAACTCTGAAGCTGTTAAAGGTTCTCCTGATTTTAATTTTGTATAAGCATGTGTTACCAATAGTTGAGGCAATTCCTCTAGGATTGATTCCATATTAGATTGGTTATTACAATTACATGGGTTAAATTCTTTACCACATGAGCATGTTGCCATATTAACTGGTCTATTTGGGTCTTCCTTGTCTATTGTATTTTTTAAAGGTACTTCTTTTGTTTGGGTTTTTTGCATGTCTTCCTTTTCTTTTTGGTGGCTTCGGTCTTGCGACAAATGAATTAAAATTTTGTTTAGCCATCTTTCTTTTCTATTAATTTACCTTTGTTAATACCTTCTTTAATAATGTAAGACTGAGTACCATTGGCACCCACATTGACTTCTTTTTTTAATACTTTAAAAAGTTCCATGTCTTTTTTTTTGTCTTTTTCTTTCGCTAGAAAAGTGTCAATTACTTTATTATCTCGCATATTAATTTAAAGGGTTTTTTAAATTTTCTTTAATTTCTTCTATTTCTAACTTTAATATTTTAAGTTCTGCTTCATTAACCTTTGCTTGTATCTTAATTTCATTAACATTAACAGGTTTCTTAGCTTCTAATACTGCAACTTTTTCTTCAAGCACAGCTATTTCTGACGCATAACTTACATCAACTGTCTTAGATGCTTTAGTTAATACATCAAGTTTAGTCATAACCTCACCATACTTAATAAATCCTGCACCTATACTTCCTATAAGTCCAATAATAACAACTATGTTTGTTAAATTACTCTTAATTTGTTTAATCATTGTTATATAGCTATTAATATTAAAAGAATTGCTACTACACCGTAGACCCATTTATGGTCATTCCATACATGTAACAATTGAGTTTTCATTATTTTTCTATCCATTTTTTAAGTCCTGTATTTGTAACATTAGTTTTCTTTTTTCATACTTAATTCTACTTAAGTTTTTTTGTTTAACAACCACTGGGTCATTTTGAATATAAACATCTAAAGTATTATCTGAATATAACAACCTAGTATCTTTCATTAAATCTTGATTACTATAAATATTTAGTGGCTTATAAAAAGCAACACTTGTGTATGTGTCTAAAGACATTTCATCTTTAAGCATAGCATCAAGTTTAATTAAATTTTTAAGTTCAAGATTCTTAGAAACATCTTTAACATTAACATCAACACTGTCTAACTTTGCAGTTAAAACTTTTGTCTTAGTTTCTGTTTTTATTTCTTTTTCGGCTTGTAAGGTTTCTTGCTTGGCTTCTTGTTTGACTGGGGCTTTTTCTTCTTTTGATACATCAGTTTTTTCCTCTTTTTTAATTTCTTCTTTAGTTTCTTTTTGAGCAACTTCTTTAGGCTCTTCTTTGGTTACTTCTTCTGTAACTTCTGTAAATTCTTGTCTAATAGTGTCAGATGCTGATTCAGTCTTTGTCTCAATGACCTCTTCCACAAACTCAGTTTCAGCTTTAACTTCTTCTTTAGGTTCTTCATTATAAATCTCCTCAACAAAAGTTTCAACTATCTCAGGTTTTTCGTCTTTTATTTCTTCTACAACGGGGTCATTAGTAATAATAGCCATTTCTGGCATAGGTGTTGCTACTATAATTTCTTCTTTAAACTCAAAAACAGGTGCAACAACAAGTTTTATTTCTTCAATAGGAGTTTCTAATTGAAATATTGTATCATCATAAGTTAATGTTATGTATGGGTCACGAAAATCAGCAGACCTGTGTCCATCTAAACCTCTATTATCTTCAAATAAGATTCCCATACCTAAATCATAAGAAGCACTTGTGTTAGAATTAACAACAATAGTATTTGCTACATCATGTACTGTGCCTCTTGATGCTTCATAAGTTTTAGTTTGTTCAAATACAGTTCCATTATCTAATGTTACTGATTGATTAACATGAACTTTCTGTCCACTATACCAATGAAATATCTCTCCACCAGCAGTCATCTCAAAACCATTTTCTTTTAATGCCTCTGTATCTGGAGTGTGAGTAACTTCTGTTGTATGTTCTAATCCATTCCAACCAGCTAAGTCGTTTGATGAGTGCCAACTATTAACAGGGTTATTCCAAGAGCCATCTGTGAAGTCTTGGCTAATTAAATTATCAGTTGTTATTTCTTCTGCTTTTAAACCTACAGAATTAGAAAACCATGATAATAAAAGCCACAGCAATGCACCTAATACTAATATTAATTTCATTAAATACTTTTCCCTTCTGTGCAAGTAAAGTTAACATATATTTGTTTATTATTAACATCATCTTTATGAATAGTGTCTAAAAGAATAGCTGAAGCTTTATAACCAGTTAACATACAGTTTTTAAAACTACTGTATTTTCTATCATTAGCTACAGGTTGCATACAAGTCATTTCTAATTGACTGCATAATACCATTGTTAACATAAAACTCATTTTATTTTATCCATATGATAATATATTCTCCCAATAACTTTTTCAAATCCCATTAATTCTTGTTGTATCATGTATACTAAAGTTTGTAATTCTATTAAAGTAATAAGTACCCATGTTGAAAGTCCTAATAATACAGTTCCTAATATTCCTATTAAGATTGTATTGTCTTTTCTTCTCATTTTATAGGTTTTAATTTTTCTATTTTAATCTTTTTCTTATCTAGTTTAGCTTGTTCTTTAGCTTCTTTTTTTTCTAACTCTACCCATTTTTTATAAGTAGGCATCTTATAATCATATTTATTAGCAATTAATTTCATACTTTCTTTTCCAATCGCACCATCTGTAGGGCAAGGAGTTCCAGCAGAAATAAAAGCTTGCCAAACTCTTTCATCTTGACATAACAATGCAATGCTTGCTACTTTCATACCTACTCTACTTAAAGCAGTAGATAAAGCAATTAATTCACAAGTTGCATCTTGGTAAGAACGACCAACACTTGCACCAATGCTAAAATTCTGTACGCCAGCGCTTAAAGAAAGAGCGCAGTTGTTAGAAGTATTCATTGAGGGTGCAGACGCAGTGAAAGGCGCTGATTTTATATTAGAAGTGCTTGAGTTTGTTGTTGTTGCTGTAGTATTTGAGGAACTACCATCTGCAAAATTTGTTGTTGAAGTGGATGTATAACCACCTTCTATAGCTGTGTTTGAGCCTGATGTATTTGTTTGTGTAGAATCTGCATATACAAAACTTGCTATATACAAACTACTAAATAAAATTATTAAGACTATTAATCTTTTCATGTTATTTCCTTTTAATTAAATCAGTTGCTTTTAAGCCATAAACAGAAGCTATTACACCTACAAAAATAGTTTGATACCAAAATGGTAATTGTGAAAAATATTCAAAAAAGAGTTGCATACGAACCATTGCGTTAGGGTCGTCACTAAATGCCGCCCAACCTAGTAATAAAAGTGGCATGCTTAATAAAATTAAAATAAATTCGTCTTTCCAATCTGATTGTCTAGCTTCTAAAGCTTTACCAGAATATTCTAATTGTCCAGTTGACATTTTCTCAGCATGTTTCATTTGAGCATCAGCCATTAACATTTTAGTTTGTTGTTTCTTTTTGTAAATGTGGCTTCCTGCCTGCATTGCTAATTTAATTCCTGTTAACCACATTATTTTAATTCCATCCAGCCTATAATAGTAGCTACAATTGCTCCTAACCCTATTATTACGCTTATTGCTCCTTTACCTTTTAGCACATCTTGTCTTAAAGATTTAACTTCAGTTTTTAATTCTTTTATTGCTATCATTAAATGTTCCATTCGTTCAGCACAAAGTTTCTCATGTGATGAAAGTCTAACCCCAGTTGTTTGCTCTGCATACATCTGTACTTGGTTAAGTTTTTTTCTAGCCATAATTATCTTGCAGTAGCTGGTACACCAGTTGATGTTACGAATGGATTTTCAGCGAAAGCATAAAAAGTGTAGTTATCACCAGAACCATTAATTTCAGCAGAAGAACTACGAATTTTTATACCATTACTTAAACAATCTATATCTCTACCATTTTGAGATTCTGCGTTAGGATGATTTGCATATATTTCATTTATCATAAGGTTATGTGGACTTCTTTTTGTATCTAACATTGTCCAGTTACTTGTACCACCTGATGTTCTCTTAAACATAACCCAAGCTGGTTTAAATCCTGTGTAGATAAATGTTCCATCTGTACTTCCATTTCCTTTGTAGGATGAAAATTTTGAATATCCTTGTTTCTCTACGAAAATATAACTTATAAAATTACCACCATTAGCACCTGTTGCAGTTCCACCACCTGTTGAGTAAACTGTTGAAGTAGGTAATGTTCCAAAAACTGTGCTTGCAGAATATGAACCACCATTTCCATTAATAAACAGATATTCTGTTGCTGAAAATGATTTATTCCAATTCATCCAACTGTCAGCACCATCTATTCTTCTACTTATTATAAAACTTGGTGTAGCACCTAATCCATGAGCAATCGTTTCAGCACTTCCAGTTCCAGTATAAGTAATTATAGCAAAC